AGTTCGCAAAAACATCAAAATTCGATGTTTTCATTTCTCCTCCAGACACCCTCCAATACAAAGAAGGCGCGAAGGATCTTCGGTTTCAATGTGAAACGACTGAGTTGCCAGGATATACAATCAACACTGTTGACAACAAATACTACGCTGTTGCAAGTCCTGTAGCAACCTTCCCAACCTTTAATGAATTATCTCTAACTTTCATCTGCGCGGGTGATTTCTGGGAAAAGAAATTCTTTGACCGTTGGATGAATCTAGTTGTCCCATTTAACAACTATAATCCAAATTACAAAGACACCTATATCTCACCTAAAATTGAAATCAATCAGTATTCTGAAGTTGCGACAAATACAGGTAGTAGCGAAGGCGGAAGTCCATTAATCATATACAAGGCTAGTATCTTTGGTGCATTTCCAACATCAATTGCGCCAATGAGCGTGAACTGGGGTGATGATAGTATTCACCGACTTGTTGTCACATTCAAATATGAATACTGGACAACTGCAGATTTAGAAAAAATATCAAAAAATACTATTGATATTGCAGCACCTACAGGTAGACCTGCTTCTGGGGTTATTATTCAACCAAGTCAAGGAACAACACAACAATCTGGACCATTTAGTGCCATGACTCAAACTGCTTAATTATTTAAAATGGAGTAAATCATGTCTTTGCCAAAAATCGTACACCCGATACATGAAGTGTATTTAAAATCGATAGGTAAAAATATTCGATATCGTCCGTTTCTAGTCAAAGAAGAAAAACTACTTCTTATGGCAAAAGAATCGGATGATTTGAAAGAAATATCAGCAACAATTAAACAGATCATTACCAACTGTTGTATTGATCCAATTGATGTTGATAATCTTCCGACCTTTGATATTGAGATGTTCTTTTTACACCTCCGTATCAATTCAGTCGGTGAAACTGCGCAAATGGTCTACACTTGCAAGAATGTTGTGGGTGAAGAACCTTGTGGACATAAAACAGAATTTGAATTACTATTAAAGAACATTTGTTACGATGAGACAGAGGGACATACTGACATCGTAAAGTTTAATGATAAAATTGGAGCGAAGTTTAACTATCCTTCAATTTCGATACCAGAGGCAGCACTAAACGATAAATTTGAAGATGGTGGGTATGAGGTTATTGCTGAATATTTGGACTACATTTATGATGATAACCAAGTTTATAAGAGAGCGGATATTTCGAAAGAAGAATTATTAGCGTTTTTTGATAATCTGACAATTGATCAGGTTCAGAATATTAAAAGATTTTTCTTGACAAGTCCAAGAGTTGTATTGAAGCAGGATGTAACCTGCGGTAAATGCGGACATGTTGAGAATATTAATGTGGAGGGCATTCTAAGTTTTTTCGACTAATCTTTGGTTATGATTCCTTGAAAAATTATTTTGTGACGAATTTCTCTCTAATGCAGCATCACAAGTATTCTCTAACTGAATTGGAAAATATGATGCCATGGGAGAAACAAATTTATATTGCCCTATTACAGAAGTTCATTGAAGAACAAAATGAAAAGATGAAGATGGTAGAGTTACAAAAACGAAGATAAGATTAAATGGCAACAGATATTAGTAAAATTAAAAAAGGCATTTTGTCTGATGTTCTCAAAGAAATCAGCAAAAAAGGCGGCAGTGATGCATACGAAAAGGTAGCGTCAGCCGAAGCCGAACAAGCCCGAGAAGGAAAGGGATTTATTAGTGGTGCTGTTGCTTCAGCAAAAGCAAGATCTCGCGTTGCTCAAGAATACTCAATTGCTACAAAAGGTACAACAGGAAAAAGAGCAGCATTCTTTAGTGGACTACTTGGAAAAGATGTAAGTGGTTTGATGAAGGGTCTTGGTTTGGAGAAAATGGAATCTCCAGAAAAGATCAAAGAGATGCAAGCCAAGTTTGGATTAGATAAAAAAGAAAGGGCTGGCGGAACTGCAACCAAATTAGCAAAACCTCTTTCTCTAATTCTCCGCAGCACATTACAGACTCAGAAAATGGTCCGTAATATTGAAAAGGCACTCACAAAGCCATCTCTAAAGTCTGGATATACATTTGATCCAAGAATGTCTGGTGGTGGTCGCTATAAAGACACTCGAACAAATAAAATCGTTTCTTCTGAGCAAGCATTAGAAAGAAGAGCAGAACAAGGCGAGCGATCTGCAAAACTCGGTGCCGCTATTGGTGCTGATGAAGAACCGCTTGTCAAATTGCGCGAATTTCTTGAGATCAAGTTCAAAGATTTCGATGCCAAAAAATTAAAGAATGATGTAGAAGGTATTAAGTTTTCTTTAAACGGTATGACGCCAACTCTTGGATTACTTTCTGTCCACGATAAACTTAACTTGCTTCTTGAACAAGGCGCAATGGATATGTTGGATGGTGGCGGTCGTGGTAGAAAGGGCAGAAGAGGAAGAAAGGGTGGTCGCAGAGGGGGCGGTGGTCGTCGTGGTGGATTCGGATTAGGTGGGTTGCTTGCTGGAGCCGCTGGTGGATTTTTAGCATATCAAGCAGTTGATTCTCTGAGAGATCCAAATCTAGTTGCACAAGACCCCGAAGCATTAAAACAACAAGCAGCAGGCGCAACAACGCCAGAAGGAAAGAAGGCTGTTGGCGATCAAATCGCAGCGCAAAAGAAAGATGTTGCATTACAGGCAGGTGCAATGGCAGCAGGTGGTGTGGGTGCTGCTGCTGGAGCAGTTGCAGCCAAAAAGATTGGTGAGACTGCTGTTGTAAAAAGCGTCAAATCAAAGGCATGGGATTTATTCGTCAATTTTGTTAAAAAGCGAGCACCAAAACTATTTGCTAAAATTGGAGCACGACTTGCACTGGCTGGTGGTCTGGCTACTGTTCCAGTGGCAGGTTGGATTGGTGCTGCAGTTACTATTGCTGGTAGTTTATGGATGGCTTATGATCTATATCAACTATGGCAAGAATTTTCTGCGTTGAGTGATGCTGAAAAACAATTATATGACGAAAAAGTTCAAACAGAAAAAAGCACAGGCGAAGTTAAGCCTGCAGCAGTTTCTGAAAAAGGAGCAGTAACTGCTGCAACTCCAGGTGCATTACCAGGTGCTGGAACAGTTGCTGCAACGACAATGACTGCGGCTGCGATTCCTGCTGCTGCAGGTGGTGCTGCTGCACCAACGCCACCAAAAGCACCAGAACCAACATTAGTCCAGAAAGCAGTCTCAACCGCAAAAGATATCGGCGCGGGAATTGTATCTGGTGCAAAACAAGTTGGTGCGGCAGTCGCAAGTTTATTCTCTGGTCCTGCGCCTTCTCTTGATAAAGTCACGACAAAACAAAATGCTGGTGTCGACACTTCTGGATTTAGTTCTGGGTTTGAAGATCGATTCTCCAGAATGGCTGCAGCATTCCAATCTGTAACTGGTAAGAAACTAATGCTCACTTCTGGCTACAGATCAGAAGATAAGCAATTACAACTATGGAATGCAAAATATGCGGAAATGAAGAAAGCCAATCCGCAAGCCAGTGAAGCAGAATTGATTAAGATGACTCGCAAATGGGTTGCTTTGCCTGCTGCACTAGGCGGCAAAGGTAGTGCACACGGTCGCGGTACTGCTATCGATGTGAACAGTAAGGGTGCTGCGGGAATTGATGCGATTGATGGCATGACCTTCAATGGGCAAAAAGTTTCAACAGATTCTTTCCTTGCGCAATTCGGATTGAAGCGACCACTATCTAACGAACCATGGCACATACAGCCAATGGAAGGTGCACCAACTCCAGACTCAAGCGGTAGTGGTAAAGCATTGGTTGCTGATGATAAAGGCAATGCAATTAATCTTGAGACTGGCAAATCAGAAACATTGTCTGCTGCAGCGGATACAGGCGGCAAGATGCCTCCAGTCACTGAAGGAAAGGCAGAGGCTGGATCAGTAGAAGCACAAGCCCAATCACCTATGGTTGCTTCTGCTTCTGGTGGTGATGTTTCTGCTCAACAAGGTGGTGCTGCCAATCTAACTCCTGTGACAAATACAGCAGGAACTCAAGTTGCTCAAGGTTCTTCTCAACTTGAAACATCTAAGATGGTCGCACAAGCAACACCACCAGCACCAGTTGTTATCAATAACAGTCAAGGTGGCGGCGGCGCACAGAAACCAATTGAAGGACCAAAACAACCAATGCTGCCAGCGGATGCAAGATCATCAGACAGTTCGTTCAATCGTGCATTGGCTCGCGACTTCTCGCATCCAACAGCATTTACATCAGTTGGCGCAGCATAAAAAAAAGGGGAGCGAATGCTCCCCTGAAAACATCCAAGGTTTTCCAACTAAATTATTCTGAAGCCAACTTCTCGAAAAATGCCATGTCATCGTCTTCAACGGTGACATCTTCAGCAGTGACTTTCTTGGCAGGAGCCGAGCGAACGACAGGGGCAGGTGCTTCTTCGTCCTCGATCTTGCGAGCAGATGCAGCAGTTGCACCACCAGCACCAAGAACCTTGTCCAACTTCGCCTTCAACTCATCGTACGACTTGAAGTTATCTGCCTTCAAGAAGTCCTTGAGTGAATATGCAGACTTCCAGACCTTTTCGATCTTGTCGTCTTCACCGTCGAACAACGGAGCAGGTGCTTCGAATTCCGACTTGTCGTAGTTACGATAACCTTCGACATTGCGGATTTTCACCTTGAAGTTTGCACCCTTCCAGAAGTCAAACGGATTCATCGGCTTCTCATCTTGGAATTGCGGTTCAAGTTGTTCCTTGATCTTATCAAAGATTTTCTTGCCGAACTTAAAGAGAAAGACCTTACCTTCGTTTTGCGGACGCTTTGCATCAGACACAACAAGGATGTTGGCGATGTAAGTCAGTTTGCGCTTTTGTTTGCGTGCGATTTCTTTGTTTGCTTCAATGCCTGAGTTCCACAGAACAGTGTTGTACTCAGAAACAGGATCGGTCTTACCCAGAGTTGTGAGAGAGTTCTCAATATACCAACCACCAGGACCTTGGAAACCGTGCGACCAGATTTGAACCCACGGCAGACCATCTTCACCATCAACGGCTGGCGTATCTAGAAAGCGGATAACTGCGTATCCGTTGCCAGCAGCGTCAACTTCAGGTTGCCAGAAACGCTCATCTGCGCCCTTGCCACCACCATTATTACCACCTGCAGATTGCTCCACAGCCTTCTTCAATTTGTCAAGGGAAGAACCCTTCTTAAGACTTGATAGACTCATTTGTATAACCTCGTATAGCGTTGTATAAATTGTATTTTCGACTTGTCCACTTTCTTCATTACTATATCATTATATAGCATTTTCGTTTGCAAGTAAAGCCTTTTTTGTTAAAGTCTTGTATTTGCTCACATCAACATTCAAGAATGCTCCGTATTTACGAATCTTTCTTGAAATCTTGGGATAGATTATATCATCAGATATTTTCTTGTCCCAGATACGAACAAAGTCGAAGATGTTGTTGAGGATTACCATCGTCTCAAGTGTTACATCATTTTGCATGAATGCCACTAACAATTTTGGAAATTGTCCATCTTCGACTTTGAATAGATCATTAAATTCTTTTGGTTCTGGACAAACTTTCGCAAGATCATCCAAGTAAACTCTACTCATGGAGTCAGTTATTCTTTTCCACTCTTTGTAGGTGGCATCGGCGTCTTCTTCAAGAAGTGATTTAGTCCAATTGCTATCACTGTGTACAAAATTAGCAACCAAAAAACTAACCATATCTTCGTCACGATACTTCCTTGCTAGTCTGTGAAATAGAAATTTGTCTCGTCGTTTCTCGAATGCTTCAATCGAGACTCGCGTCTTGCCATCGTACTGAAAGAAATTATAATTTTCTGTACTGAAATGTAACTTGATGGCTTGATACATGCAGTAGAGATCGTAGCCTCTCACAGCGGTAACTTGCCTCCTCGTGGCAAGAACCTCAACTCCATTGCTTCACCTTCAATGATGCTTTTCAAAGAATCATTGATCAAGCCAGCGGCAACTTCAATCTCGAGATTATTAGTCTCGCAGTAAGATGTAATTGCATCCATGTGATCAATTTTATCTTTCATCGCAATCTCCATGATCATCATAGAGAAGTTATTCTTTTCTTCGCGAGTTGCCATATTAGATCTCATAAGCACTCAAGGAATTATTCAGTTGCTGATTCACACGAACAAAAGTCGTTCGCTTGGTCAGTTCTTTCAATTCACTTGCTCCCACATAAGTACATGCCGAACGCAAACCACCGAGAATATCTTTCAGTGTCTTGCTTACCTCACCGCGATATGGAATCTCAACTGTCTTGCCTTCGCTGGCACGATAGTTTGCGACACCACCATTATGAAAATCCATCGCAGTATTGGAACTCATTCCGTAGAATTTATTTCCGCCGAGTGCCGTTGCTCCGCCCTCTTTATGACCAGCAAGCATACCACCCAGCATCACAAAATCGGCACCCGCAGCAAATGCTTTCACAACATCTCCAGGAACGGAACACCCTCCATCCGCTATAATGTGACCCTTGAGACCATGAGCGGCATCAGCACACTCTATAATTGCACTTAACTGCGGGTAGCCGATGCCTGTCATTTTGCGAGTAGTGCAAACTGAACCAGGACCAATACCAACTTTCACAACATCAACACCAGCAAGGATTAGTTCCTCTGTCATCTCTGGTGTAACTACATTTCCCGCCATCAACAGAATATAAGGATAACGATCGCGAAACTTATAAATGAAATCAACAAACTGTTGTGTATATCCGTTTGCAACATCAATACAGACGCGCATTTGTTTATTGCCGACAATGTTATAAACATTATCGAACTTGGCAAGATCAGCGTCGCTGATACCCAATGAGTAGATCGAACTGCTGAGTTTTTTCTTAAAGTGTTCGATCAAATCAGTATCTTTGTGGTGCTTTGTGAGTGCAACCATGCACTTGTGTTTGTTTAGTTCTTCGTCCATGTTGAATGTGCCAACACCATCCATGTTCGCAGCGATAATCGGAACACCGCGCCAATCGCCACCATTGCGGAACAACATTGTTCGCTCAAGATTTACATAACTTCTTGATGAAATAGTTGATCGTTTTGGGGTTATCAGAACATCTTTAAAATCAAGTTTCACATCTTCAAGTATTCGCATATCAACCCTCTTTATAGAACAGGTGTCGACCAATTTTCTTTACAAATTCTTTCGATTCTTTCCATGACGGACTCACATAGTCAGCATGGAAGTATGTTGCACCTTGCATTGTACCGTAGTTCTTCTTAGAAATCAATATATTCTCAGCAATTCTTTGCGCGATTTCAAAATCTTGGCGCGAAGAAATATATGTTTTGCCTTGACAAACCCAAGAGAACTGACAGATGCCATTTCGTTTTTGTTTTACAACGCCGCAGATAGTCTTTGCGTAACCTTCTCGAAGGCGATTGACTGTGACTGTAGCAACAGCAATTTTACCTGCAGTTGATTCGCCATTCGCCTCAAAGTAAATGTTGCGAGCCAAGCATTCGACTTCTCGAAGAACTGCTTGTTTCCGCTCATAAGAAAGATTCAAAAACTCTACTTGATGTGAGAGAGTTTCAATCTGAGAAGCAAGGAGTGCATTTGTTGCTTGCTCTGCTTCATATTTTTGCATTGCACTATTGACCAAACTATATGGTACGAACATAGTGAAGAAGATCATTGCAAAAAGTCCACCGAACTTGATGAACAGATTGTGATTGCGATCAAAATAATTTTCCACATTACGAAGTA